ACTCAAACTGATCGTGGTATTTCTTTCGGTTATAATACAAGTTCTGGAACTTCAAATAACAAGACTGGATTCTTTGGATATATTGATCAAACCAGTCCAAATAGTGATGCTCCATCAAGAGCATGGACATATATCCCCGATGTTAACCTTGCTAACAGTTTAGCAACAGGAACAAGAGGAAACCTTGATATTAAAGGTATATACTATCAGACAGGTGATTACAATACTCATGGTGTTGTTTACTTTGATGAGAATGGATTACAGACCTCTACCAATGCGGCTGCTGCTCCAGCATTAACATCAAAACAATTATTAACTGCTATTACTAAGAATAATCTTAATATTTCAAGTAGTGTTACTCTTGATACGGGTGATATTATTAGACAAGATAATAGTAATGCCTATGGTGTTGTTGAAGCAGGTGGAAACTTAAATGTTATATCTGTAGTTGGTGTTGAAGGTGTGTTTGATACAACAAACAATCTTAGAAAAGAAGGTAATAATGGAACAATTGAAAACTTATCAGTAACACCTACTGGTGTAAACGTGATATATAGTAACAAACCTACATGGACTTCCACTTTAGATGGAGGTACTTTCTGATAAAATTATGCAAGAGAATCCTAATAGTGAGGTCGATATTAACGTCCTAGTGAGTTTATATAATCAGAGGCTCTCTCAACTTTCAAATCAAAACGTTCTTCTAGAAGCAAAACTTCAAACATTGAAGCAAGATTTTGAAGAACAAAACAATGCTTTACTACAACAACTTGCCGAATATCAAGGTAATGAAGAAGCAGAAATAGTAACTCCCGTAAGGAATAATTTAGCAGCAAAACGAAATGGCTAAACCAGCAACCAGACAAGGATTAATAGATTACTGTTTAAGGAAGCTGGGTGCTCCTGTATTAGAAATTAATGTCGATGATGATCAAATAGATGATTTGGTTGATGATGCTATACAGTTTTTCAATGAGCGTCATTTTGACGGTGTTGAGAGAATGTATCTTAAGTATAAACTTACTCAAGCAGATATTGATCGTGGTCAAGCAAAAAATACAGATGGAGTAGGTATTGTAACTACAAGTGCTACTTCTACAAATATAGCAGGTTATGGAACTACAACTGCTAATTGGTATGAAACTTCTAACTTTATACAAGTTCCAGATTCTGTGGTTGGTGTAGAAAAGATATTTAAATTTGATAGTAGTTCCATATCTGGTGGAATGTTTAGTATAAAGTATCAATTATTCTTAAATGATCTTTATCACTTTAATTCTGTAGAATTACTTCAGTATGCAATGACAAAATCATATCTTGAGGATATTGATTTTTTACTTACTACTGATAAGCAAGTAAGATTTAATAAGAGACAAGATAGATTATATTTGGATATTGATTGGGGATATGAATCTGCTGATAATTGGTTAGTTCTTGATTGCTATAGGGCATTAGATCCAACATCATTTACTCAAGTTTATAATGATGTATTCTTAAAACAGTATCTCACTGCTCTCATAAAGAGACAATGGGGACAAAATTTAAGTAAATTTAAGGGTGTTAAGTTACCAGGTGGTATAGAAATGAATGGAGGAGAGATTCTTCAGGCAGCAGAATCTGAATTAGATTCATTAAGATCAAGAATGACTACCGAATATGAATTGCCACCTTATGACTTTATAGGATAATGGCATTAAATCCATATTTTTTACAAGGTGCTCAGTCTGAGCAAAGATTAACTCAAGACTTGATAAATGAACATTTAAAGATGTTTGGTGTTGAGGTAACTTATATTCCAAGAAAATTTGTAGGAACTGATAATATATTAAATGAAGTAGAATCTTCAAAGTTTGATGATAATTTTGCTATAGAAGCATATGTCAATACTTATGAAGGATATTCTGGTGCTGGTGATGTATTAACTAAATTTGGAATGAGTCTTAGGGATGAAGTTGTTCTTACTATCTCAAAGGAAAGATATGAAGACTTCATTGCTCCTTTTATGGCAGGTTTAGATGATGGTACTGATGATAGTATTGTTCCATTAACAAGTAGACCTAAAGAAGGAGATTTGATATATTTTCCATTAGGTGGTAGATTATTTGAAGTAAAGTTTGTAGAGCATGAAGATCCATTCTATCAGTTAGGTAAGAATTACGTTTATCAACTTAAATGTGAACTCTTTGAATATGAGGATGAGGTTATTGATACTTCTATTGATGAGATTGATACACAAGTTGCCGATGATGGTTATATAACAACACTTAAGTTAGTTGGACTTGGAAGAACTGCTGTAGCAACAGCATCTCTTGGACAGGGATATGTTCAAAAGATATTCTTAAATAATGATGGATCTGGATTTACCTCACCTCCAACGATAACATTTTCAGATTCTCCTGCAGGAGATCCTGCTAGAGCAATTGGTATTTTAACTACAAGGGCGAATATAACTTCCATTGAGAAGATATTGATGATTAATGCTGGTTCTGGATACACAACTACTCCTACAATATCAATTACAGGTGGTGGTGGAACTGGTGCTGCAGCAACATGTTCACTTGAGACTGAATATACTGGGGTTATCAGAGTTAATTTGATTGATGGTGGAGTTGGATATGGAACAGAACCTACTGTTACTATTGCTGCTCCTGGAGCTGGAACAACTGCTGTTGGAATAGCATCTATAGGAATTGCTGGACAGGATAGTGTAGTTAAACAAATATTCTTAACTAATGCTGGTAGAGGATATAGTTCTACTCCAGATGTAACTATTGCTCCACCAGCATCTATGGCAGGCGTTGGAACTTACATATTCAATGAAATTGTTATTGGTGCTAGATCTCAGACTGAAGCAAGAGTTAAATCTTGGGATCAAGATACAAGATTACTTCAACTAGGTAATGTTGGAATTGGATCTACTACTGCTGGATTCTATCCAGGGGAAGATGTAGTTGGTCAGGAATCTGGTGCTACTTATGCTGTTTCAATATTTGATCCTGAAGATAATAATGATAAATACAACGATAGCAGAGAATTTGAATTTGAAGCGGATCAAATATTAGATTGGACTGAATCCAACCCATTTGGGCAAGTATAATGTTAGGAACCTATTTTTATCACGAAATATTAAGAAAGACTGTTATATCATTTGGAACGGTATTTAATGATATTCATGTTAGACATCAAGATAATACAGGAAAGGACTTAAATGATATTAAGGTTCCAGTTTCTTATGGTCCCAGACAAAAGTTTTTAGCAAGAATACAGCAGCAAGCAGATTTAAATAAAGCAACTCAGATCACTTTACCTAGAATTTCATTTGAGATGAATTCTATTACGTATGATCCATCTAGGAAATCTGGGATTACTCAAACATTTAAGGCACAGGATGGCGATAAGTTTAAAAAAGTTTTTATGCCTGTTCCATATAATATAGGATTTGAGTTAAATGTATTAACTAAGACTCAAGATGATGCATTACAAATACTTGAGCAGATATTACCATTCTTTCAACCTGGTTTTACATTAACTATTGATTTAGTTAAACAAATTGGAGAAAAAAGAGATGTTCCTTTAGTCTTGCAGGATATATCATTCACTGATGATTATGAAGGAGATTTTGATACAAGAAGAGCATTAATTTATACATTAAATTTCACAGCTAAAACTTACATGTTTGGTCCTATTGCTGATAGTACAGATGGACTTATTCGTAAGGTTCAGATTGATTACTATAGTGACACTAACACACGAACTGCAAAACGTGTTCAAAGGTATAGAGTAGAATCAACTGCTAAGAAAGATTATAATGAGGATGGAGAAATAGATCAGTATGATGATCCATTGATTCCACCAGGTGATGATTTTGGATTCACGGAAACTTCGACTTTCTTTGGTGACGCTAAAGATTACAGTCCTACACGTAAAATAGATATCTAATCATGAAAGATAATTATGACGATTTGAATGAAACCTTTAACACTGAAATAGAAGTTCAGAACGTTACTGAAAATGGTTGTGTCCGAAGAAAGGAGGCAACTACTGATATTACTGATGATATTGATAAGGACTATAAGTATACTAGAGCACAATTATATTCACTAATAGAGAAAGGACAAGAAGCACTTAATGGTATTTTAGAACTTGCTGGTGAAAGTGCTAGTCCAAGAGCATACGAAGTTGCTGGACAAATTATTAAGTCGGTTGGTGATACAACAGATAAATTAGCAGATTTACAGAAGAAAGTTAAAGATTTAGATGAGGATGCTGTAAAAGCACCAAGTAATGTTACGAATAATGCTCTGTTTGTTGGTTCAACTAGTGAATTATCAAAAATGCTAAAAGACGGAGTTCTAAATAATAATAACGCCAAATAACTTGTTCAATGGACAATATTAGAGTAAAGGAAAAGTCTCTCAATAATTGGAGATCTGAAGTAAATGTTGATGAAGGTTGGAAACTCGCAGCTGGTGCTGCTGCTTTAGCAGTTCCATATCTAGCGAAAAAGTTTTTGAAACCAAAAGTTGATGGTGCTATTGAAAAGGCTAGAAATTCAAAAAGTAAAATCCACGTAGGTGGAAATATAAAAAGTGGTATAGTAACAGAATCATATAATACTTCTGATTGGAGAAATGAGTTTTATCCAACAGAAATAGAGTCTATTGATATAATTGAGAATGAACCTCTTGTAAATGAAGGTAATAGAACAAGATTTAAGGGAATTTCTATATCTGGTTCAGGTAATAAGAAAGATATGTCCTTGGGACCAAATGAAAAGGCATTGATAGATTATTCAAAGATTAGAGCAAGTAAAGATTCAAAGAAAGAAACAGTTGCTGCTTCCTATGAGGCAGATCTTGAGAATTTAATTGTAGAGATACTTGAAGGAGATATCAAAGCAATGTATGAGCATGGATTCTCTTATCAAGAAGTTTCAGAATTTTATGATATAGAAGAAGATTTAACTGAAGCATGGGGTGCTCTTGCTAAAGGTGCTTTTCAAGGTGCTAAAATATTAGCAACAAAAGTTGCTCCAAAGGTTGCTACTTATGTTAAAAATAGAGGAATAAAGGATATAAAAACTGTAGCAAAGTTTGCTAGAAATCCTAAGAATTGGGCAAGAGCAAATAAGGATATTGATAAAGTCGGTAAGTTTGTAAAAGAACTTCCAGCACGTACTTACCAATCTGGTAAAGCATTGCGTGGTAGTGTTAATAAAGGTTTATTAAATCCAGCAAAAGATGTTGCTGATAAACTTGTTAAGAGTCAAAAGATAGCAAATAGAGCTATTAACATTAAAAATATAAGTGCTACAAAGGCTGTTAAAACTAAATTACCTAAAGTTGATTTTAAAGCAACAGTCCCAACAAAATCAACTAACGTATCTACAACCACAACTAAGGCATTAAAGGGAACTAAAGATAAAGTTACTAAGGGAATGACTCCCAAAGAGATAAGATCTAAGGGAATGAATCTTCTTGCCAAGTTACAAGGAAAGACTCCAAAGCAACAACAGGCAAAGGAACTTACATCTAGAATGAAAAATGCTATTGATAAGTCCAAAAAAGCAACAACATATTCTGGTAAAGTTGATGCTGCTAAGAAATTACCAGATCCACAATCAGCAGTAGTTAAGGGTGGAAGCACTGCTGTAACAACAACTAAAGTTGTAGGAAAAACAACTAAACTTCCAGTAACAAAAACTCAAGTAATAAACCCACCAAAAGCAAATTTATCTAAAGTAAAATCACCTGCAAAACCTCAAACTATTGATGTTAAATCATCAGAAGTTGGTAAGGGATCCAAGGCTACACAAAGTAAAATAAAAAATGCTAAAGAATGGATGGCATTGAATAAGAGAGCAAGCGTTCCATCAGACGCAGTTACTGGCAATCCAAATCCTCCTAAGTTTACTGGTGGAAAAGGATCGTTAAGACCAAAAGTAACTGTATCTAAAAATAAATTATTAGGTAAAGTGGCAACTGGTGTTAGTGGTGCTGCTGGTTTGACTGCTGGTTTAAAGGTTGGTCAAAAGGCAGCAAAAACTGATTCACCTCCAACTCCACCAACTAATCCTAAAGGTGTAATTCCAGATGAAGAAAATAAAACAATTTCTAATACAGAAAAGAAAACAGTTAATCCTAAAAAGAATACTGTCATAAAATCTAAAAAAGATGAAAATCGTGCTAAGGTTAAAGCAAATACTGAGAAGTATTTGAAGAAAACACAGAATAAGATTAAGAAGTATGGAACATCTGGATCTCATTTATCTCCACTTGAACAAGAAATGGCAGAAGGTGTTGCCGCAGTAGCATCTAAACTTCCTTGGGGTAAAATAGCTGGTGCTGCAATGACTGCGGTTGGTGCTAAGGGAATTCTTCAATCAAAGAAATCCGATCCAGCATTTGATCATGTATTTGGTAAATTAAAGGACAAGTATGGTGATGGTGTAATTGGGAAAGGTGAAACTGCAAAACCTTGGGGAACACCTAAGCAACAAGCAGATGCTAAAGCAAAAAAAGATAAGGCTGATAAAGAGGAAGCAGCATTTCAAAAAAGAAACCCTCCTGTAACTTCTGGTCGTTATCCAAAGGATGATAAAGCAGCACAGGATGCTGCAAGAAAAGCAGAAGCAGAGACACCAAAAAGGGGATTAAAGGATAAAAGGCAATCAAAACGTCAAAAGTTTAATCCAGATTCAAATATAACTAAAAACCAGCAAAAGAGAATGAAGCAAGCTGGATTGATGTAATGGCAATAGCACCTGGTCGTCATTTTAAAGTATATGTTGGTGCTGATAGAAAAGTGAAAAAATTTGAACCTCCAATTGATTTAAGAACATTGGAGGAAAAAATTAAGAATATTGAAATTAGAACACCTAAATATCTAAAAACAGAATTAGAATGAAAATATTATCTGCTGAAACAAATCTAGGATCTGCTACTAATGTTAGTAATGCTTCTGTTGTAAGACTTTTTAATAGTGGTGATTCTAATATACTTGTAACTAGAAAGGATTATGCTGGTACAGTTGTAGGATCTTTTATGGTTCCTTCTGGTCAAGTAATATATGCTGAAAAATATTTTACTGATACTCTAGAAGGTAGTGCTGACGTAAAGGTAACAAAAACTGCATACTCTTCTATGATGAGTTTTGTGGGACAAACTGCTGATCCTCTACCAACATATACTGCATCAGTATCTGCTAGTGCTGTAGATGAAGGTGGTAATTTTACTGTTACTCTTTCAACCACTAATGTGGATGATGGAA